CGGTGTTGCCGGTGCGCTCCGCCATCGTATCAGCGAGCTGATACTTGTTGAACAGCTTGGAAATGACGAGGTTATCAGCGAACTTTTCGAACACCTGTTCGAACGCAACGATTTCCTGCTTATTGAAGGAGTTACTCATTTTAGCGGCCCTTCGGATGGAAGTTGAGACACGGAAAAGGCCGGGTGAGGCCTTGTTTTCGCCGTTGTCTCTTCCGTCACAGCCGAAGGGCGCTGATAGTTGGCGTTGCGCGGAACCATGCCGCGCGATTTTTTAATTGCAAGCGGTCTGTATTATGCCGCCTTGAGTTTTCGCCTGTATGCGATCACCGCAGTTCTATCGCCAGTGCGGTCAGCTTCACGCTCCAGCCGCTCCAGTTCCTTGTCGGAAGTGTTGTTGGTCGGTGCGCCGCCGCGCGAGACCTTTTCCGGCGGAGGTGCAGAACCCTTGGGCATGGCCTTGATCTTTCCCTTCAGTTCACCGACCGCAATTGCCAACGCAGTCGGATCATTCTTCAGCGCAACCAGCTTGGCGAGCGCCGCAGGGCTGGCATTCAGCGCAGAAACAAGGCGCGGGTCATCGGCGTAAATCAGGATGGCCTTGGCAATGTTGCCCTGTTCATCGTCGCCAAAGTGATCCGCCACAGATGCCGCAATGTCATTGAAGTTTGGGACCATCTGCTTGGCTTTTGCCTCAAAGGTGGTCACGCGGTTGGCCCAGGTCTCTTGCGCCTTGCGGGCAGATTCAGCCTTAGCCTGCTCGGCGCGCTCGGCTTCGGACTTCTTGCCGTTCCACTCGACCACAGCTTGCGCGAAAATGTCCTCATCATAGCCGCAGCTTTCCAGCGTAGGCTTGGGGCCGATCTGATCCGGTTCGGGCTTGACCTTCTCCTGAAGCTCTTTGATCAGCCGCGCCTGCTCGCGCGTCTTTTCCCGCAGCGTGCGAATAACCGTGTTGCCATCGTCGGATTCACCGACATCATCGCCATCAAACACGAATGCCACTTCTTCAGCGGGTGCTTCAGGGGCTTTCGGTTCGTCCAGCGTTTCGGCAGGCGCTTCCTCAACTGCTTCGGGTTCAATCACAAGCGGTTCATCGGGCAGTGTTGCCACGTCGATCACGTTGCCGGTTTCGTCGGTAATGGTTGCCATCGTCGTTTCCCTTTTCTCAGCATTACGGGTGCCGGTCCCGGTGGTGGAAACTATGCAGCCTGCCTGCGCCTCATTTCGGCTTCAGCGGCCTTTTGGGAGAGTGCGTAACCCTGCAAATGCACCTTGTGGGCATTGGTCACAGCCCCGTGCGATGCGACAGCCATGCCATGGTGCAGGGCCTGCGTCTGGGCTGCGGTATGCGCCATATCGACGAGCTTCTTGGCTTGGTCGATGGGATCGGACGGCATATTCAGGCCATCCGGCGTTGCGGGTGCCTTAACAGGACCGCCAATCGCCTGCGCCTGTGCCAGTTTAAGCACCGCGTCAGCCTGTGCCGTCTTGGCCTTGGCTTGCTTAAGCTCGGCATCGGCCATGTAATCCTGCGCCTGCGCCTGAAGTGCTGCCGACTGCGGATCGGGCTTCTGGTTCTGCGCGTTCTTAGCCATCGCCTGCTGTTCTTCCGGCGTTGGCTGGGCAAGGCCAAGTTGCAGCATCCGCTTGCGGTTCCAGTCCTTCAAATCCTGAAGGCCCTCACCGTCCATATTGCTGATTGCCGTCGTGATGCAGGCCACCGCTAGTTCGTTATCGCCCACTTGGCCCGCAGCTTGAGCTACTTCGGTCATGCGGCGAACGGTGCGGTCGCGCAATGTGCTGGTCGCTTCGGTCACATCGGCAATGACCTTGTAACGCCCCCGCGCAAGGTCATTACGGAACTTGAACGCACCCGTGACGGGATCGGTGTAGGCTTCCTTCAGCGTCTCCTGCCCGTCTTGTTCATCCGATGACATGACATCGACCACGCGGCCTTCGCGGCTGTAAATCTCGCGTGCCTGGCCAAGGTAAATCTCACCTTCGCGCTGCACCGACTGGCGCATGTTGTCGATGTATATGCCGGACTTCGCGTCGATGCGGGTGGCCGCAATGTCCATGGCTTCGGCGCTGGTATTTGCCCGCACCTGATCTGCGCCGTCGTCCGCATTGGTCAGTTCAGCGATGTCGCTTGCCGTGATCTGGAGCAAAGCCGCCGTTACAGGCGCAACTTGCGGCGGTGCCACCGATCCGACCGGCCCAGCCTGCACGATCTGGCCGCTTTCGTCTCGCAGCGACTTCACCAGCGCATAAGGGTGGCGCTTGACGTTCTGCTCTGCCCAAAGCTCCTGAAGCTGCGGCGGCATCTGCTCCGGGTCGAACATCGGCACTTCGCGCGGGGTCAGTGCCGCCGTCTCGACCAGCTTGCTAATCTGCGCATTGTAAACCCGCGCCGGGTCCATAGCCATCTGGACGTGGCCGGTGAAACGCTCCAGCCCATCAATATATTCACGGTTACCATACACCGGCACAACGGGAATTTCGCAGCCCGCAATGTAGCCCTGATCGTCCAGAATCTCCGCGCCGGACATGATGTATTTGTGGACGCGAACCCGCTTGCGGCGCTGGCCCTTGGCTTTGTAGCCCAGCGTTTCAAGCTCGGCCTTTTCACCGTCTTCAAGCTCGCTCGCCCAATACCGCTGTTCGTCCTTGGTAATCTGATGGGTGAACACCCACAGCATCTCAGACACGTCTTCCTTGACGTAATACTCGCATTCAATGACTTGCGCCGGGGCGAACCATTCGTAATGCGGCTTCCACAGCGCAATCGGAAAATCGGTTGCTGCTGCATCCGGCCAAGCTGCCTTAAACGCTTCGGGCGAGCGCGCAGTCAGCACAGCACACCATTGCGCATCAGACTTGTCGTAAAGCTGACTGTCAGGATCAAAGAACACGCGCTGATCGGCGTCGGCAATCAGCAGCGCCGGATTAATCCGCTGATCGTCGCTGTCTTTGTCATACGGATCGGCCCAATCGGTGCAAAGGCGATACGCACCAAACCCGCCCGCCGATGCCTCGCGGAATGCGTTGTCACGGGCCTGCTGGGCCTTGAAATGATAACTATCGGCCCGGTGCAGCCCGCTTAGGGTTTCGGCAGTGTGTTCGTCGCTGTCGGTGCCGACGTTGCGGAAAGTGGGGATGATCCGGTTTGCAAGGTAATCAAGAATGATTTTGCGATGGCCGCGCGCCGTCTTGTTGATCTCGACCTTGATGCTGTGGTCGAATTGCAGACCCCACGGGCCTTCCCACTGCGCACCAGGAATAGAGACGAACCGCCGCGCCTGAAGTGCGAGGGCGCGGATCGGCATTTGTGAGGCAACAACCTCGTCAACTTGACGGATGGCCCGTTCATGCAGTTCGGTTTGCTCGGGGGTCATTGCGCGGGACAATGCCGCACGGATTTTTAATTACAAGCGCACTACTTCCAAGCCGTCCTCGTCGATGGGATAGTCCAGTTGGCCGTGTCATCCACCTTTGGAACATGGTGCGACAACATCACCTCGGTCAGCGCCCACACCAGCGCGTCAACGCGGTTCGGTGATCCTTCGCCCATGTATCCGCTCGGTGTCATCAGCACCATCTCGTCCTCTAGCGCCTCAAGACCCGGCATGTGGCTAACGCGGCCCTGTTCGTACAATGCGCTGATCGGTTCGGCGCGCACGGCCTTGCCGCGACTAGCAGTGACCTCCTTGAACGGCACCGACCTGTCAGCACCGCGCACCACCGCCGCCACCATAGCCCCGCCGAAGTTGCGCTCGGCAACGATCCGGTCAGCTTGATGCTGGTGGTATGCCGTGATGGCCCGACGCGCCCAGCCATCCGGTGACAGCTTGCACGTCACGTCCGCGATAACATATCCGCGCCCATCTACACCCCTGCCAGCGACCACGATGCCAACATCATCGCCCTCGTCCGCGCCATCTGTGCCGCTAGGGTCGATAGCAACCACCACACGGGCCATCTCGGGCAGTTCCCGCACTCGGTTGGCATCAAGCACTGCGCGCGTCCACAGCGCCCCCGGAACGTCATCTAGCATCTCGCCGTCAAGCTCCTGCCTGCCAAGCCGTGTCCCTGCATAGCGTTCAATCATCGCCGCCACAGACCCCGGCGCAAGATTGCCAGCATTGTCCAGCGTCTTGCCGCGCGTCACATGCGTTGTCGGATCGGCCAACATGCGCCGGATGATCGGCAGCGGTCTAGGTGTGGTCGTCACCATCGCTTGCGGATGCTGGCCCAGCCGCAGCCCGAATACAAGCTGGTCCCATAGGTCTTGCGCCTGCGGAAACTTGGCCAATTCGTCCACCCAGGCATAGTGATGCTGCGGACCTCGAAGCTGGTCAGGCTCGCTGGCGTTGTAGCAAGTCGCCATTGATCCGTTCGGCCATGTGATCCGGCGCTTGGACGGCTCATACAGCGGGCGGTCTTTCTCGGGATGCACGGCCAGAATACCGCTTTCACCCTCGACGATCACATCCCGCGCGTCGGCTGCGGTCAGGCCGACCAGTGCAATCCGGCACCCCGGAACCTTGGCAGCGACATCGCGCACCCATTCAGCGCCGCACCTAGTCTTGCCCCATCCGCGCCCTGCAAGGATCAACCAGACGCGCCATGCGTGGTCAGGGGCGATCTGCTCGGGACGTGCCCAGAACTGCCAATCGTGGAGGAGGTAGGCCTGTGTCTCAGTGCTGAGTGCTGCCAGTTCCGCCTGTAGCTGCTCCGGTGGCAATGAGCGTAGAAATTCGGCTGCGGAACGTGCTTGCATCTTCGTCGGCCTGCGTAACGCGGAAAGATTCACCCGGCGCGTTTGCGACCGTCACCGGGATCAAGCGGGGGTAGATGGTGGCCCAGAACTTGGTTTCGTTCTCTGGGCTTTCCTTGGCCCAATCAATCAACCGTTCAACACCACCCAAACCCTGCGCCGCTTCTGCAATTACTTCCTTCGCCTCCGCAGTCACCTTGTTCGGAATGCCTTTGCGGCTTCCACGGGTCAGGTTTGCTATTGACGCGGGATTAGTGCCGCGTTTCGTCTTTCGCCCGTCACTGTGTTGATTGCTGATGGCCCTTTCCTCACCCATCACCCGCACTCCAAAGGCCCGCGATACCGCGACATGAACTCACGAATAGCGCGCTCGGTTTTGGGCATGATGCGTTTACCGGCGTGCAGTCTGCGGATGATGTAATAGTTTCCGCATGAAAGGCAACCAAACTTGCCCTCGTCAATATACGGATGTTTCGCCATGAACATCTCTATGTCGTCCGCCAATGTGCGCTGAACTTTTACAACCCGTTGCGGCATATGGTTGGGCCGGTAGCTGTTATAGATCGCGGGCATCGTTGCTGCTCCCTTGTGCAAAATGTAATGCGACTTCGGTCATGCTCCATCGTCTCCATCGCTATCGGCCAGGGTGTCGTGAATGGGTTCGTTGTCGTTGGCTGCGGTCATGCGGATGTCTCCCGAGCCTTCAGGGCCATGATTGAACGCATAAGTGGGTCGTTTGCAGGCGTTC